TTACTGTCACTGTTGAGTACATCGTTCGTGACTCTGACGGTTCAGCTAACCCAACCGCCACTCAGCAGTAATTAATCTTGGGGGCTTTGGCCCCCTCATAACAGGAGATTAATTATGCAACAGACAGACGTACTAGCGGTTCACAGAGAAACTACAGGCACAGTAGTGTCGGGACGTAATAGAGTTAAGGGTTTGATTGTTACGCCCGGTGGTACTGCGGGAGACATTATTCTTAGAGATGGCGGTGCTTCTGGCACGACTCGTCTTCAGTTTAATTTGTCTACCAATCAATCTGCATTTTCTTTTACAGTGCCGGGTGAGGGAGTGTTGTATCTAACTGATATACATGTAACTTTACCAACAGCTTCAAAAATTACGGTGTTCTATGGCTAAGAAAGGCCCGGTTCTCTCTGTAGGCCGTGGCGAGAAGCTACCGGTCTCTAAGGGGGCTGGACTGACTGCCAAGGGCCGCGCTAAGTACAACGCAGCAACAGGTAGTAATTTAAAAGCTCCCCAGCCACAAGGTGGTAAGCGCAAGGATTCATTTTGTGCGCGGATGTCTGGTATGCCGGGGCCGATGAAAGATGAAAAAGGTAAGCCCACCCGCAAGGCGGCTTCCTTAGCTAGATGGAAATGCTGATATGCCTGATTTAAACTTGGACAAAGAAGACGCAGACAAGTTAAAGCTGGGTATGGAGCCGCAATTTATTGAACACAATAAATACTTTACCGGGGCGGGCGGTCGTCTTACTGCATCTAAAAAGCTAGGCAAAAACACAGATTTACAGGCTTACGCAGATCTAATAGCATCTAAAATGGCTGATCAAGATGCTTCTTTAAAAGCAAATAAGGTTGGTTTCACGTTAACTCACAATTTTTCCAAGGGCGGAAAAGTATCCAGTGCCTCCAAGCGAGCAGATGGCATTGCCCAACGTGGTAAAACTAAGGGACGGATGTGCTGACATGGCTGATAAAAGCGTTCTTGAAAAGTATTATGATGAAGAGGCTAGGAAGCGTCGCGCACCTACGTCCAAAGAAATGGAACGGGATGCAATTGAACCAGACACTACCTTGGAGGGGATTTTAATTGGCCCCGGAAGGGCTGCTGCCGGTGCAATTGCTAAGGGTGTTAATAAACTTGTAAACAAATCAGCACCAAGAGTTATAACCCCTGAAATTGGGTCTGAGGTTCCGAGCAGCATTAATCGCATTAAGAATCCAGACTTTCCTATTCTTTCTCCAAGCCAGAGAGAAAAAAGAAAAATATTTAAAGATAAACAAGCGTTTACGGACGCTGTTAATAAGAGTATGGAAGTAGGAGCTAGAAGGGCTGCTGGAGAATTTGCGGGTGATGAGTATAACTACCTCACTCAAGAAAAAAATTCATCTGATAAACTGTTTAAAAGTGGCGGAAAAGTATCCAGCGCATCTAAACGCGCAGACGGCATAGCTCAACGCGGAAAAACAAAAGGACGGATGTGCTGATATGACTGACGCGATACAAACTGCCCGCGAACTAGCTACCCATGCCTCGGACATTGCACACTTGCAATCAGATATGGACAAGATGGCCTCGGACATAGATGAGATTAAGAAAATGCTGACCAGCATTAACACCACGTTGGCTGAAGCCAAGGGTGGCTGGAGAGTACTGATTGGTGTCGCAGGCGCTGGCGGTGTTCTTGGGGCAACGCTAACGCATTTTGCAAACTGGTGGACTAAGTAATGCCATCGACCAGTAAAAAGCAACACAATTTCATGGCTGCTGTGGCGAATAGCCCTGTTTTTGCCAAGAAAGTAGGAGTTCCGCAGTCTGTGGGGCAAGATTTCAGTAAGGCCGATAAAGGCAAAACTTTTAAACGAGGTGGTGATATGGCTAAAGCAAACCCTTTCATGGAAATGATTGCTAAGAAAAAAGCAATGGCAGCAGGTAAAAAACCAACAATGCCAATGAAGAAGATGGCCTCTGGTGGCTTGGCTGCTGGGCATAAATCTGCTGATGGAGTTGCCTCTAAAGGCAAAACCAAGGGCAAAAATATTACCATGAAACGCGGCGGAATGGCCTGCTAAGGAGAAAATGATGGCTAATCGTATTGTTTCCAAAAAAGAACTAGAGGAATCTGGTGCATCCTCTTTGCGGGAGTTTTTGAATAAAGAACGTGGTTTAACCATGAAACCACCAGAAGGTATGAAAGCTGGTGTAAACAAGGCTCGTCCTAATACGCAAGACCGCATGACTATGGAAGCCCAAGACAATGACAATCGTGGTCTTGATGAAAATGGTCAACCTATTGCGCGTACAGCAAACTATGCCCCCCGTGATCTATACACCTCCAGCGGCAAAGCAACTGTAGATAAACAAGATGCAATAGCTAAACGTGACGCATCCATGAGTTCTTATATGCCTCGCCGTAACTCTATGAAGCATGGCGGTGCAGTAAAGAAAATGGCTAAAGGCGGCTCTGCATCTTCCCGAGCAGATGGCATTGCCCAACGGGGTAAAACCCGTGGCATGATTTGCTAAGGAATTACTATGATGTCAAGCAGGGGTATGGGCGATATATCCCCGTCCAAGATGCCAAAAGGCAAGAAGAAACCCCGCCGGGACGATACTGACTTTACGCAGTACGCCGGAGGTGGTAAGGTTGGGCTATATGCTAATATCAATGCCAAAAGAGCTAGAGGCGATAAGATGCGCAAGCCCGGTCAAAAAGGCGCTCCTACTGCTCAGGCATTTATTGATTCTGCAAAAACCGCGAAGAAGTAAAACATGGCTGTCTCAGGAGTAGCAAACTTCAATCTTGACCTCTCGGAAATTGTAGAGGAAGCATTTGAACGTGCTGGCTCCGAACTGCGTTCAGGCTATGACCTACGAACAGCTAGGCGCAGTTTAAACATCATGTTTGCCGATTGGGCAAACCGTGGTGTAAACATGTGGACGTTTGAACAAGGAACTATTAATCTTGTCCCCGGCACAGCTACATACAACCTCCCAGAAGATACGGTAGACCTTTTGGAGCATGTTATCCGCACCGGTGCTGGCAGTGTCTCTACACAAGCAGACCTGACCATTACCCGTATTAGTGTTTCTACCTACGCCACCATCCCCAATAAGCTGCAACAGGCTCGTCCTATTCAGGTGTGGATAGAGCGGCTGGAAACGCCCCGAATCACAGTCTGGCCTGTACCAGACAACTCCCAGACCTATCAGTTCGTTTACTGGCGTATGCGCCGCATAGACAACGCTGGGACTGGTGTAAACACAATGGACGTACCGTTCCGGTTTTTACCTTGCATGGTTGCAGGACTATCTTATTACCTAGCCCTAAAGATTCCCAATGGAACGCAGCGGCTAGATGTTCTTAAGCAGCAATATGATGAAGCTTGGCAACTGGCTTCAGATGAAGACCGCGAGAAGGCTGCGGTGAGGTTTGTTCCTCGTCAAGCATTTATTGGAAGCGGAACGTGACATGGCTAATAGGTTTGCATCCGGCAAGAATAGTATTGCCATGTGCGACAGGTGTGGCGCTCAGTTTAAATTAACCGAGTTACGCAAGGAAATTATCAAGACAAAGACGTACAATTTGCTTGTATGCGGGGCTTGCTGGGATCCAGATCAACCGCAGTTGCAATTGGGTATGTACCCGGTAGATGATCCGCAAGCTGTGCGTAATCCTCGCCATGACAGTACATACATAACGGCAGGCTTGAATAGTTCTGGTAACCTAACAGGAGGTTCCAGAGATATTCAATGGGGCTGGCGACCTGTAGGCGGCTCTAGTAACTTTGATGTAAGATTAACACCTAACTACCTTGTGGCTACGACTTCAGTAGGAACGGTAACAATATCATGAAAACTTGTTCTCGATGCCAAATTGTTAAATCTTACGAGTTGTTTTATAAACAAGCCGTAAATAGCAAGGATGGATATCAAGCCCACTGCAAAACCTGTGACAACGCACGAAAAAAAAATTGGGCATTAAAAAATCCTGAATTATCTGTGGCGTATCGCAAAACGTCTGACATTAATAGATATACAAATCACAAAATTAAAGTTCAACAGAAAAATAAAAACTGGAAAATTAATAATCCAAGTAAAGTTTCAGCTATGGATGCTAGACGTAGGGCGGCGTTAAATTTACGCAAGCCAACTTGGTTTACCGATGATGATCACTGGATGGTAGAACAAGCCTACGAATTAGCTCAGTTAAGAACTAAAATTTTTAAATTTCCTTGGCACGTAGACCACATAATCCCGCTTCAAGGAAAGCTTGTATCTGGCTTGCATTTGCCTCATAATCTGCAAGTCATCCCCGGTTTAGATAACATGCGAAAATCTAACCAATTTCATCCAACATAGGAGTCCATGATGGCTAAAGAAAACATGAAAAGTGACACGGCGCAAGATAAGGCCATGATCAAAAAAGCGTTTAAACAACATGACGCTCAAAAACATATGGGTGGTAAGGGTACATCCCTGAAGCTTAAAAAGGGTGGCCCTACCAGCGAAGATCGTATGCGTATGGGTCGCAATATGTCTCGTGCAGCTAACCAGAAAACGGGGTAAATCATGGCTTACAGTATGAAAAAAGGCGGCAAAGAAATTGGCTCTGCTGCTGTTTATGCACCTCCGCACACGATGGACGGTAAAGCCATGAAGATTTCCAGCAATCCCGGAAAAGATCCTAACCGCAGCAAGCTAGACACACTTGATATTAGTGTTGGGTCTTTTAGTAAATCTGCTGGTAATGAGCCAACCAAGACCTCTGGAATCAAAGTCCGTGGGACTGGCTGTGCTACTAAAGGTGTGATGGCAAGAGGCCCGATGGCATGAACTACTCTGAGCTTTCGTCAGCGATACAGACTTACACGGAAAATAACTTTCCGACGATTACCCTTGCGGACTCGTCTACTGTATCTTCGACGGCTCAGATCAACCGTTTCATTGAGCAGGCAGAACAGCGCATCTATAACATGGTGCAGCTTGCCAACTTACGAAGAAACGTCACAAGCACGCTTAGTCCAAGCACCAAATACCTTAATCCTCCCTCTGATTTTCTTGCTATGTATAGTTTCGCCGTTTACACAACGGGCGGTGATTATTTGTACTTGTTAGATAAAGATGTAAACTTTATTCGTGAAGCGTACCCAAATCCTAGCAATACAGGTCAGCCAAAATACTACGCAATTTTTGGTGCAGAGTATGGCAGACCGGAAAATTTATCTCTTTTACTTGGGCCAACCCCAGACGTGGCGTATAACGTAGAACTGCATTATTACTACTACCCCGAGTCAATTGTTACAGCAGGAAATACATGGCTTGGTGACCATTTTGATACGGTGTTGCTATACGGTTCTCTAGTAGAGGCTTACACCTTTATGAAGGGTGAGCCAGATTTAATCACTTTATATGATGGCAAGTTTAAGGAAGCAATTGGACTGCTTAAGAACTTGGGTGATGGCAAACAACGCACTGATGCATATCGTACTGGGCAAGTTAGGCAGGCGGTTGTATGAGCATTGTCCAGACCCAGACCACCAGCTTTAAAAAAGAGCTTTATCAGGCTGTTCACGACTTAGCTACAGACACGATCAAAATTGCTCTGTATACGGGAAATGCTGACTTGACTGAAGCTACTACAGTCTATAGCGCTACCAATGAAGTCTCAGGTACAGGCTATACGGCTGGTGGGCAGACCATGACTGGGGTTCAGATTAGTTCTTCAGGCTATACGGCCTATGTAAACTGGAATAACGTGTCTTGGACATCCGCCTTGACCGCCCGTTGCGCTTTAATCTACAATGCAAGCAAGAGTAATAAGTCCATTGCTGTGTTGGATTTTGGTGCAGATAAAACTTCAACGGTTACATTTACAATCACCATGCCTGCTAATGGCTCGACTACAGCCCTTATCAGATCAGCTAATTAAAGGAGTTCCCTTATGGCTATTACCCAAGCAATGCCGACAAGTTTCAAAGTTGAGATTTTGCAGGCTGTTCACAACTTTGGCCCAACCAGCGGCAATACGTTTAAGATGGCGCTATACACAAGTTCTGCTACTTTGAGTGCAGCTACTACGGTGTATAGCTCCTCTAACGAAGTATCCAGCACAAACTACACTGCTGGCGGAAATACGCTGACTGTTTCTGTTACCCCAACTTCTACTGGAACCACAGCGTTTATTTCGTTTACCTCCCCTACAACTTGGTCAGGCGTATCGTTCACGGCTCGTGGGGCTTTGATTTATAACTCCACACAGGGCAATAAAGCTGTTGCAGTCATTGACTTTGGCGCAGATCAAACTGTGGCTGGCGGTGATTTCAACGTTATTTTCCCCACTGCAAATTCAACTTCTGCAATTCTGCGCATCGAATAAGGAGAGCTAAATGGCACTCATTATTAAAGACCGCGTTCAAGAGACGACTACCACTACCGGTACTGGCGCAGTGTCGTTGGGCGGGGCGGTTACCAACTTTGTTGCGTTTAGCGCAGTGATGGCTAACGCTGACACTACCTACTACGCCATCATTAGTTCTACCGACTGGGAAGTAGGTCTTGGTACTTATGCAACAAGTGGCAACACGCTGACCCGTACTACGGTATACGCATCCAGTAATGCTGGTGCGGCAGTTAACTTTGCCGCCGGAACTAAGTACGTTTACGTTGACGCTGCTGCTGACCGTATCCTGATGAAGGATGCTAACAACACGATTGCTTCTCCTACGTTCTCTGGAACCCTAGCAGGTACGCCATCTGTATCGACTAGCAGCTCGTTGGCCTCACAAATCGTGACGGTTAACTTGGGTACTTTTGCTAATACCTACACATCCCCCACAAATGGTGCTTCTGGGACAGGTTCAGTAGCGACTGTGACATGGGTTACTGCCTTGGCTGTCGCTCCAGCAATTGGCTCACAGGTTACTATAGTTGGTATGACCCCTACAGGCTACAACGGTACGTACACGGTAACTGCATCTACCACTACATCGGTTTCTTTTGCTAACGCTACAAGTGGCGGTGTATCGGTACAGGGTACGATTTTCCTGACGGATTGGGCTCCTGTATATAGCCAAACTTTTTCAGTTGCTGTGTCGTCAACACTATGGAGTGCGGCGGGATATGTAACTGCAAGCGCGTATGGTGCGGCGCAGCCTATCGTGTATGCTGGTAACGCTGGCGCTAGTATCAATGCACTTGGAGATGAGTTGGAGATGGATGGCTTAACGGTGTCCGCATCGCTTGGCCTTTCTCCTAACATCAACGTGTACGTTGCTACAACCAATGGTGGGCCTATTGTTGGGCCTCGTCAAATCGCTCTCAAACTTTATTAACAGGAGTCCTTAACATGGCACTTATTCAATCTGGAGTTTCCGGTACAACCCTAATGACGGTTGACCCGACGTATGCAGCGGCGCGTATCACTCAACGCCCCGTTGAACAACTAGGCACATACTCAGTCAGTTTAATCACTGGTGCATACACTGTGGCAGCGGCAAATACGCCAATGTTCTCTATGCGTTTTGTGGCAGGCAGCGCAGGCCAAGCGCAAATTGCAATGATCCAACGTATCGTACTTACCATCGTACCGACTGTCGCGTTTACTGCGGCGCAGCAAGTTTCGTATGGTGCGTATGTAGCGCGTTCCTTTAGCGCCGTTGACAGTGGCGGTGCAGCCGCTACCTTGACTGGTAACAACAACAAGCTACGTACCTCAATGCAGACTACGCAGTTGGCAACTACTGGCGATATGCGTATCTCTACTACCGGTGCTTTGACTGCTGGTACTCGCACGCTAGACTCTCAGGCGTTTGCTTATGCATCTGCATGGGTTCCTACTGCTCTTGTAGCACAACCAATCCAGCAAGTTATCCTGTATGAAAACTTTGCTGGTGACCAGCCGCTTACCCTGCAAAACCAAGAAGGTTTGATTATCAACAACCTTATCTTAATGGGCGCTGGTGGTGTACTGTCGATTGGTGTGACCATAGAGTGGACTGAATCCGCTACCACTTCTACCACCTCGTTCTAAGCAGTAACTTAGGAGCAGGGAAATGCTGGGATTTAACCCGATCTCATCGCTGCCGATTTCGGCATTTCCCGCCATCGGTGTTACGTCTGGTATCTTTGGTACTGGGCGTATTGGTACTGTATCGGTATCTTTAGGCCCTAATATCACAGGTGTTCGGGGTACTGGGCGTATTGGTACTGTGTTTGCAGGGACAGGCAAATCTGTTACGGTCACTGGGGTGTATGGTACAGGTGTAATAGACCACGTATGCTTACGTTTATGGAATGACGTTGATACCTCAGTGTGTAATTAGTACTTTCTTGTAGCCGCTGAGTTTTAAGGAAACAGCATGGAAAAAACTTTTGAAGCCCAAGAAATGCCTGACGGGAGCGTTGTTTCTGCCCATACTATTGTGCAAGTATGTAGGGCTTGTGGCTATGATTTAACTGAAGAAGAGCTACAGGCCGATCAATGTGCTGATTGTGGTCAGCCTTTGGATATTAAGCGTAGCGTATCAGTGGTGGTTACCTCAGTAGCTGGTTTTGGCGAAACTACTTTATAAGTAAGATATTTTATGGCTGTAAATTACACAACTAGTCTTGGCCTTGGTCAACCTGTAACAGGTACAGAATCAGGTACTTGGGGCGACGATGTAAATAATGCAGTTACATCTTATTTGGATATTGCTATCGCTGGGGGTTTGGCGGTTTCTATTACCACGGCTGATGTTACCTTGGTAAATACGTTTGGTACAAGTTCAGCAACTAACATTACCTCAAGTACAGCGCAGTACGCTATCCTAAACATCAGCGGTGCAAAAACAGCAGCACGTAGCTTGATAGTTCCAAGCTCTAGCAGGTACTACTTAATCAATAACAGTGCAGCTACAGGTGGGTTTTTGCTTACGGTTAAAGGTGATTTTACTTCCGGCGTTACGCTTGCTGATGGCGAAAAAGCCATTGTTGCTTGGAATGGCACGGACTACGTAAAGATTGTTTCAACTGCGATATCTAGTTTAACCGGGGGATCGGTTGTTGTAAGCGGCGGCGCGCTAGGCACTCCATCTTCAGGAAATTTAAGTAACTGTACCGCAGATGGTACAAATGGAGTGGGTTATATCAATATCCCACAAAATGCGCAGACCGGCAGCTATACGCTTGTGGCAGGGGACGCAGGTAAGCACATTTACCATGCTGCTGCGGCAGCGGTGGCTACCTACACAATCCCGGCTAATGCTTCAGTTGCTTACGCGATTGGCACTGCCGTGACGTTCATCAACATGTCTACAAACGCAGTTACCATTGCCATTACCACAGACACGATGTATTTAGGTGGCGCAGGCACAACGGGTAGCAGAACTTTGGCGCAATACGGTGTTGCCACTGCGGTCAAAATGACCAGTACAACTTGGATTATTACGGGTTCTGGGTTGACATAACATGGGCGCACCGCAACAATTACTTGTCAGCGGATTGGTCGTTATTCCCGGAAACAGCGGAATACTGACTTCAGGTTCTATTTTTACGCTACCCGCAACATCAGGTGCTAGGATAAACGTTCTTGCTATTGGTGGCGGTGGTGGTGGCGGTGGCGGTTCTGGACGTACATATGCCTCTGGTTACTATACTGGTGGCGGCTCTGGTGGGGCAGGCGGTAATGCTTATGCACTTAATGTAAGTGTACAACCCGGCGGTAATATAGTATATACAATTAGCCCCGGGGCCGGTGGCGGCGGCGCACGCGATGGTATTTTTACGTCAGGTAGTAGTGGCAGTAACGCTGCAACTTATGGGGCGGTAGGAGTAGGCAGTACTAACATATTGACTGTTTCTGGTGGTATGGGCGGTATAGTTTCGCCTAGCGGGACTGGGGGTGCTAATGGAACCGTTGTTACTGGAACGCAGTTGTTAACTCCAACCTACGGAAATAATGCTGCTGCTGACACTATTGGCGGTTTAGGCGCAAAGGGTTATCAAATTAACACCACTGTTGGCGCATCTTTAGCAAGTATTCTTACTTACGGTAGTACGGGTACTGCGGGGCCAGAAAATTCAGGGCAATTTCCAGCATCAGGAACAATTTACGGTGCTGGCGGTACAGGTGGTGGATGCTCTCAATCAGACGTGTATAACGCTAACAACATTGCCTCTTCCTCTGGTACAACCGGTGCTGTGTTTATTTGGTGGGGCTACTAAGTGTGACTGTAAATTACACAGCCAATTTGGCGCTTGGTCAACCGGTCACTGGAACAGAGTCGGGTACTTGGGGTGACGATGTAAACAACGCTATTACCGCGTATTTAGACATTGCGATTGCTGGTGCGTTATCCCTCACTGCCGAGTCTTTTACTGCGAACGCAATTACCCTCACTAACTCACAAGGTACATACGTTAGTACTAATATTGGGCCGACTACAGCGCAGTACTACATACTCAGGGTTAGAGACTTAACAAACAATGCGACTATCACTGCGCCTAGCGTAAATAAAACTTACCTTGTTATAAACGCAGACTTTAACTACGCTGTAACTATTAAAGCAGCGGGGCAGACAGGGGTGTCCATTGTTGCTGGCGAAAAAGCGCTTGTAGGCTTTAACGGGACTGACTACATAAGGATCGCCAATACCAATGGCCCCGGTGCATTTACCAGCTTAACTGCCACTAGTTTAACTGCCACTAGTTTAACGGCTTCGACGCTGGCTCTTTCTAGCTACGGTACTATTAAAGCGCTATTTGAAGCATCAACAATAACTGCGTCTGCTCCCGCTGCCACTACAAACTATGATGTATTGACGCAAGTGGTTCAGTACTACACAACTAATACTGCTAATAACTTTACGTTAAATATTCGAGGTAATAGCACTACTAGTCTAAATAGTGTATTAGCTATTGGGCAGTCAGTTACTATGGTGCTGTTGGTTACTAACGGCGCTACTGCATACTATGCTAACGTCATACAGATTGACGGAACTACTATTACACCAAAATGGCAGTTTGGTTTAGCCCCAACTGGAGGTAGTGCGAGCAGTATTGACTCATATACTTTTGCTATCGTAAAAACTGCGAATGCAACGTATACAGTATTAGGCTCGGTAATGAAGTACGCATAATCATGCCAGTAATGTCCACTATAGGCGCGGCTACTGCAAGGGCTTATGGTCTTTTTGGGGGTAGAAATATAGTCACTGTGACTATAAGCGCTAGTACTCAGAACTACGTAGCAAACACTTCTAAACCTGCGCTTTATGTGCCGGGGGCTACAGATGTTACGTTTGTAATTAACTCTGGCGTTGTTATCGGGTCTGCGTCTACTGGTTCTTATGCGTTTACAGTAGACACATCTTGGGCAGCGGGGGATACAGTAACAGTAGCAAACGGTGGCACTATTATTGGCGCTGGCGGCGCTGGTGGCACTGGTGGGTATGCTGATGGAGCTACAACGACTAATGGTAGCCCCGGTGGTTCTGGTGGCCCTGCTGTATCTGTTGGCAGAACGGTTACATGGGTTAATACGGGTACTGTTGCTGGCGCTGGTGGTGGCGGCGGTGGTGGTGGCAGCGGAGCTTTTGACACTGGCAAAGGTATTGCATACTACGGAGGTGGTGGTGGTGGCGGAGGGCGAGGTAACAATGGCGGTGCTGCTGGCGCTGGTAGCTATGGCCCTAACGGTACTGGCGGTTCTGGCACTGCCGGTAGCACTACAGCAGCAGGCACTGGAGGCGCTTCTGGGGGTGTTCTTTACGCTGGGGCGGGGGGTAATGGTGGCACGATTGGAAGCGCGGGCAATGGCGGTGGTGGCGGTACTAATAGTAGCGCTGGAAGCGGCGGGGCTGCCGGTGCTTGTTTAGTTGGTAAATCTTTTGTTAACAGCGGCGCGGGTATTACCGGCGGCACAACTGCTGGGGGTCAATCTTAATGGACTATCGTATTATTTCAGCCGATGCAACAATTGGGCAAATCCAAGTAACCTATAGTACTGAGGGTGAGGATATTGCTACCTATGCAATCGACGTACCTATAGTTGATGGGGCATTTTTAACTGGAGACGCGCTTGCAGCCGAAATACAACTTCGCGCCCCTGTGTGGCTTTTGGAGCGTAAAGCGGAAGTCTCTACCGCTATTGGGTTTGATGAAATTAATGCTTTGGTAGAACCCCCCACTGTAGCGCCTCCGCCAGAGACCCTATATACCCACGGAATACCGGTTATTCAAAGCACTACTTTTAGCGATACCCCTCCAGTAACGGTACTATAAATGGCACGAGTTATCCAATATACAAATTTTGTATCCCTGCGTATCCGTCTTATGGATCAACTGTTTCAGTTTGCAGGAGATATTAATAATTTGCATTTTTCAACGGACATACCGGTAAACAACCCGGTTAAAACAATGCTTACCGTGGGGACTATTTATTTTGAAATTTTAGATATAGGTTTTGCAGAACAAGCAACCGCGCCGGGAGATGTTTTACCTAGCCCACTTTCTTCTACAGGTAAGATGTTTAGAGTTACTGCGTTAGAAGACAATACACACGTACATTGCGTGCAACCTATGTTTAGTGGCAACACAATAGTTTATGCTGAGTCTAACCTAGCGGCTAATGAAGTTTTAAACGTAGCAGTAGGTAATTTGGTTTTTGTGTTTGGCGCTAACTATAAGGTTCAAGATGGTAGCTACAATGATTTTCATATATTTGCGGTACAAAATTCGGCTGTTGTTATCCAAGCTGTCGAACCTTGCAGGGTCGTAATTTTTACAAGCGTACCACTATGATTAAAAAGAAAATTGACTACACTTCGCAGCCACTTAGGCAAAATTGGGAGCAAGACCTCCCTAGGTATTGGTTTGACAATAGCCCGTTAAAAACTCATTTTATGAACGGAATGAGCCTTCTAGTACCAATACTAGAGTACAGCGTAATACACACGCTGAAAGATTCGCAAAGATTTATTCAAGACCCCGAGTTAAAAGCTCAAGTGCTTGAGATGATTGCCCAAGAAAATTGGCATTCATATAGCCATAGAAAATATAACCAATGGCTTGCTGAGCAGGGGTTACCCGCAATCCGGCTTGCTTCTAGGTTTATGAAAGAACAGCAAAGGGCTAAAGCTATTACAGATAAGTTATTTGGGCAACGGTTTTGGTTATCTGCTGTGATTGCTGGGGAACACACTATTGCGGTATTTGCCGACTACATGTTCAAGAGACCTCACCTAATAGCGCAGATGCACCCGCACTTTAGGGAAGCTTATGTATGGCATTTACTAGAAGAGCTTGAACATAAAGGCACTTCTATGGACATTTGGTATGACAGTAAGGAAAAAGAAAACCGGAAAAAATGGCGGTTAAACATAACCTTCTTCTTGCAGGCTGCTGCGTTTAACTACCGCGTGCTACGTAATATGTTTGCTTTGCTGCGGCATGATAAGCAGCTTTGGAAGTGGAGAACGCTAAAAGACGGTATGAGCTTTTTCTTTGGTTTAGATGGCTTGTTCTTTAAAACCATGATCCCGTGGAGCGCTGCGTTTGCCAGTAATTTCCATCCGTGGAACCACGATAACTCGCACTTGCTTAACCAGTATTCAAAACTATTTACCTACAACGACCTAACTGAAAAACAGCTAAAGCGTATTCAAGTTGAATTTGAAGGTTGTATTTCAGACATTGAAAATATAATTGAAGAAAACAATAAGGTAACAGTGCTATGAGTGCTTTACTTGATAGGGTTAAAAATTACTTCATGCCAGAAGTAGTATCAAAAGAACAAAGCTTCACTTGGACGCATTTTGATTTAGCGCCGGAATTGGTACAAGAAATACAAGAGATTTATACCAAGGAGCTGAACCCAGACCCTGACAGCTACAATTTTTACCAGTGGCTACCCGTGAAAGTGCCGGACATAAACGGGCTCAGAGTGCATAAGGCGGCTTTGATTTATTGCAGGGGTAACGAGAAACCCAGATTCAGCCATAAAGACCCCATCCCACCGGACAGGGTTAGGGGCGGCGGGCATAGAGACTGGGCTCCTATCGTGTTGAACATCCCGCTGCGCAACTGTGAGAACAGCCGCACCAGCTTGTACAAGGATGTCAAAGACCTTCTGCATATCCTGACACCTTACAACGAGCCTGCCGTAATAATGCCGATTGAGGAGTGCAAACTCTTGACCTCCTTTGTGCTGGATAGGCCCATACTGTTTAACACGCAGGTCTTGCACGCCGTAGAGAATTTCAGTCCAGAGCCTAGGTTTGCCATCAGCCTGCGGTTCAAGGAGAGTCCGTATGAGTGGTTGTAATTTTCATGTGGCACAGTAGAATAGCCTATCCATGGTAAGGAACCCCTATGTCGATCAAACATATTGTTTGGGCAGCCTTGGTTGTTGTAGCCATTATGGCTGTCAGCCCAACAGTAATTTTCTTTGTTGAACTCAGCGCTTTACCTGCTGGGTGGACACCATGAATGCGCTGGCTTGTACTTGTTCTAGGGCTTGCACTGCCACAGGCTCCGGTCAAGTACGTATGCGTGAGGTGGTATTGGACAGGCGACGTATTTGAACGTAAGGTTTATTGCTTAGAGTGGAAGAAGGTGGACAAGTGAATGCTCGATCCGATTTCTATTACGGTGGCAATAGCTACGGCTCAGACCGTAGTGGATCAGATCAAGAAAGCAGTTGCGCTAGGCAAGGATGTAAAGTCTTTGTATGGTCAGTTCAGCAGCTTCTACTCGGCGGCAGATCAGGTTCACGCAGCCTCCG